TAAATATTGTGGTGCGCTTTTAAAAATTCCAAACGCAAATAAAATATACAATGTATATGTAGTTACAATGAAAATATTAAACCAAAAATCTTGAAATTTATACAAGTCTTTGTAAAATGACATCTTTCTTATAATAGATTGGGAATAAAATAAACGTGCAAATTTTATTTTATTTAATTATCTTCTATTCAAATACTTGTTTTGCTCATTTACGAAATAAATATCCAAGAAATATAATGTTTGTCTGTATATTCTCTCGTTTTTTCCATATTTCCATTGTATCCTTTATAAATATCTTTCACGTGAAGAAATCTTCCTATAAACCCAAAAAACATAATTGGGATTAAAGATGACACTAGTCTTATATTTATTATATTTGATAAAATTTTTCCAATGAATATCCAGCTTACTATATTAAAAAATGAAGTGTAAATAATTGTATGTATAAGAATGGAAACTATCATTGGACCTAACGTCGTTACCTCAAAGAGAGAAGAGAAAGGAAGTTTTGGATTTGTTGTGTCTAAATATAATTTTGTAAACATAATATATAATATGATATTAGATAATTATTTAACTTACCAAAATAAAGTAGTCATTGCCATAATTTGTTCAGGATTTTGGATTTATTTTAGAACATCCGATTGCTATAAAATGATACCTCGTGGTAATATATTTCCAGTTATATTTGTAATGATATGGACTTATTTAAACTATTATGAACCATTATTTTTACCTATTGGATTAGTTATTTTGCTAACGTATTCGCATTTTTATAAACATGTAAATCCACAAAAAAATACGATGTAAATATGCAAAATAAGTTTAACTGGTATCAGTTTTAACTTCATTGTATATTTTCAGAGTTCTAGCACTTGCATCTTTTGCTTCTACATAACGAGGCATCCAAAAATACGGCACAACATTTCCCAAACCACGATAGCTACTCTCAAATATTTCACGATAATATTTTTTTTCTTCCGTGTCTGGAGCATTGTGTTCATATTTTTCGTTAAATGTAAAAAAATTAGAAGTAACATTTTCTTGAATGATTTCGTACAAAGACCTAGTTGTTTTACTAACACCATCGCTAAACGCTTCTTTGGTTCTCCACAAAACACATTTGGGCAATAGTGCAGAGCCATTTGAATCCAAATAATTTTCTTCGCTAAATGCGCTTCGCAGTAAAAACTTTTCACATTGATTATTACCTTTATGAAATCGGAGAGATGGATGAATGCTCAAATATTGCTGAACCCAAGTTCTATCTAAAAATGGCGTTCTAGGCTCTAACCCGTGAGATGATATACACTTGTCAGAACGCAGAACATCAAATGCGTGAATATCCTTGAGCAATCTGCGACATTCTTTATCAAATTCAATTGCATCGGGTGCTGCGTGCATATACAAATAACCACCACACAATTCATCTGAACCATCGCCATTAAATATTACTTTAGCATCACTATTCTCTGAAATATATTTTCCCAACAAATAATTTCCAATGCTTGCCCGAACAGTAGTAGTGTCGTAGCTTTCAATTGTGCGAATAACTTCAGGAATAACATCAATAAAATCTTTCTCAGAAAGCAAAATTTCAGTGTGATTTGTTCCCAAATATTCAGCAACAATGCGAGCATATTTAAGGTCTTCTGAACCTTCTAATCCAATACTAAATGTTTCCAACGGAATATCCGAATTTTGTTTATGACACTCGTTTACAAGTGCAGTAATTAAACTACTGTCTAAACCACCAGATAATAAGCACGCGATTGGGCGCTCCGTTACCAGTACTCGTTTCTTAACAGCCTCACATAAATGATGCTGTATCTTTTTAAAAGCGCTTGTGATATCATAATCCGATTCAGAGATGACGCTAGAAAATCCAGTTGAATGATAGACATAGTTCTCTTTTTTAAGTTCCCATTTTGGGGAAACTTTATACTCCATAACAAGTTTAGAGTAAGTTCCAGGAATAAATTGTTTAACTGTGCTATTTGAAAGTCCCTTATGAAATTCGGATAGCATTTTCAATTCTGACGCATAACCACGAATACCTTTATTGTTTTCGTGTTGAGATGTTAATTCATATAGAGGTCTTACGCCATATGGGTCTCTAGCCACATACATTTTTGTATTTGGGTTCTTGAGATTAATATCACACAAAACAAACGCAAATACACCGTCCAACATCTGCAATGTTTGCTTCATTCCATATTTATTATAAAGGTGAATAATAACCTCGCAATCTGACTGTGTTGTAGGAGTTATGTCCATAATCTCATATAGTTCCTTATAATTATAGATTTCACCGTTGCAAACTAAAGCAACATCTCCAATAACAATTGGTTGATTGGATGAAGTGTTTAAACCATTAATCGCTAAGCGATGGAAACCCAACAAACACAAAATGCCAAATTGTTGTAATTTAGAAAACTCTGGTCCCCGATTTTGTCCCTTTATAAATTGCTCTTTAACAAAGTCTATTTTAAAAGACTCATTATTTAACAGCGAAAATATTCCGCACATGTAGTTGCCTTATTTATTAACACAAATATTCTTTATATGGGTTTTATTCATTTAGAAGAGTGTGGTAAATAAATTATATTCCATTATATTAATAATGACAACAGAAGGTTTTAGAGAATGTGCTTCACAAATAACAAACTCCATAAATACGCGCATATATGATAGAAATATCCCATCTCACATGCTTCAACCCTATTTAAGTGTTAGACCAGTAATGACAAAATATTCCATTATGCCAATTGTTGACCCAAGAGCCCCCATTAAGACTCCTCTAGTTCAACAACCTATTTATAATTCTGAAGAGGTTTTTAATCCTGGAAATACTATGTCGCCTTGGTCAGGATTTGCTACTAACATTAATACCGAATCAGAATTAAGAAATCAAATTTATGCGCTTCAGTCGTGCAGTCAAGCCGTTTATGTTCCAAGCTCAAATAGCGACTTGTACAAGTTTGGTTTTAGACCCAGCAATAGTGTTCAACAACCATTTCCTGGATTATTTCAAACCGAACATTTTAATTTATTTGACCCAAATCCAGAAAATGTAGCCAAAGGTTTATTTCAGAACTCTACTCGTCAGGAGATTAGAGGTTTAGGTGATAACGCAAGCAGTCGCAATAATCCATGTGACAATAAGAAATAGGAACAAAATAAATAGGAACAAAATAAACAGGAACAAAATAAACAGGAACAAAATAAACGGTAACCTGTGTGCAAAATATAACTTGAAGTATCATGTTATATTTTATTTTAAACGTAATTTAACACCTCTTTAATTCGTATATATCTAGGGTCATTAAATATTTTTCCCGTAAGGTCCTCAAGTTCTTTCATATTTTTAACGGGATATTTATTGACGTATTCAAACATTAAATCACATAACTCAATTGTTCCCTCTCCATATTGCAATGACACCATAGGCCAAACCTCTTGTAATTCTTTAGATTGAGCCCATCCCAAAAATACTGCCAACCATGAACGTTCATCATCTTCTATATAGTCAACATTAAATTGAACTTCCGTCCAACTTGCTAAATCAGTCAAAAAATCTTCCCAACTTTGAAATATTAAGGTTGATATGTATAAAATAGTAGTCCATCTATCATTATCTTCCCCGTCTTTTTGAATGACGGGTTTATAGTTTGGTAAGGATTTTTTTTGCCATGCAAAAAACATTGAGTCAATAAATTCTGGGGCTTTGTCATAATAATCGTCAAATGCTTTTAAAATGCTATTAAATGCACGGTCTACAATTTTATAGGTAGATTCTCTCTTAGTCGATAAATAGTTAACAGTAAAAATTTGGTATGTAATAATAATACCAAAAGCAATAATAAAAGTTGAAATTGTGGGAATTTTACTTGTTAGTCTGTCTATAAATGACCCTGGTTTGCTATAACTTGCAAGAACAATAATAACAGTAATAACCACTATAATTAAAACTATTGTAACTAAAGTAATTTGATATGTTGTAAAACTAGAAAAAGCCATTTAATATATCGGCATATAAAAATATATATTTTTTTGGAAATGTGTTTTATCTAAATTTTAAAGATATAGTAAGATATACATGAACGACCAACTAATTAACGAAATAACTCTAGAGTGTTTAATGAACAAACAACAATATGCAAAGCATATTGGGAAATCGTGCACTATAACAAAAGAATCTATTCGTAAAGACAAAAGATTTTATAAAAAACGCATCTTTGACTTAACAAAAAAATTGTTAAATAATGAAAAACCTGAAACAATGTATCCAGATGTTGGAAGTGCATTTGATTCATATGCTAGAGTCTGCATTGAATATTTTAAGGTTTTAGATAAATCGGATATTATTCAGGAAGATTATGCAGGAATTGAAGATGGCTGGCTAAATAATTCACCAGCCGACCCGTCATACAATGCTGTAGAAGAGAGTATGGTAATAATGCGTTCTATTAAAATAAACGAACCAAATGCATTAGAAAAACTAGTTAAAAGAACAACCTCTAAACTTGAAAAAAAAGCTATAATCCCACTACAAAAGGATATTAACTTAAAAGACCCGAATCTTAAAAATAAAGGAATTTGCAAAAAGAATAATATTAATAATAAATATGAGGAAACCTCTGAAAAAAATAACACAGAAAAAACACAAAACTGCTAAAAAACATAATAAAAGCAAAAAACATATAACAACAAGAAGAAACCACATATTTAGAGAAAAACTTATTAAAAAACTTAATTCTGTAAAACTTCGTTGTAGTCCAAAAACTGCAGGAAAGAGTTATACCTGCTTGGAGGACGAAACACTTTATAAGTTAAAAGAGTTGTGGAATGCGCGTCATCCTGAATCAAAAATTGATACCAACGACTCAAAAGAAATATGGAATACATTAAACTCTAAATTAAAAGGAATTTGCAACAAAGAGTCGTGTTGGTTGAAGCAAAAGTTTGTAAACGGAAAATTGAACAAAGAACTTGAAGAATCGTATGCGCCAGTTTCACCCAAAGAATGGAGCAAAAATCCTAATGAATGGTTGTCTAGTGTAGATATATTAGAAGTTATGAAACAATACGAAGAAAAATACAAGTGTTTTGATTTTATTGGTCCTTCTCCCATTGATTTTGATACTCATAAATTATACGGAGAATGCGTTTGGGAAGAACTGTGTCATTTTAATTTGGAACAAGAAATAAAAAATGGAAGATTTAAGATAGGTGTTATATTCAATTTAGACCCACATTATAAAGGCGGATCGCATTGGGTTTCAATGTTTATTAATATTAAAAAAGGAGAGATATTTTTCTTTGATAGTGCTGGCGACAAAGCTCCAAAACAAGTTATGAAATTAGTTAACCGAATTATTAAACAAGGTGTGCAGTTAAAAGTCCCAATTAAATTTAAGTTTGATGAAAATCACCCAATTGAACATCAATATGGCGATACTGAATGTGGAATTTATTCTTTATATTTTATTGCGCACATGTTAGAAGATAGACACGATAGCAAATACTTTAAAACGCACGTTTTAGATGATAAATATATGCAACAATTCAGAAAGGTGTATTTCAACCGAGATTTATAACTTGTAAAAAATTTAATTTAAACAATCAAAGTATATAAATAATATTTGTGAATATTATTTATATGACATCACGGCAAGTAAACATTGACTTTATTATTACTGAAAATATAGAAATGATTTGGGAAATTGTATTGGATGATATAAAACCCCGACTTAAATCCCAAGAACAGTTCACTCAGGCCAGAGGATTCTTTATAAACCAAGCTCGTCTTTTTTTTGAACGAGAGAAAAATGTTCAGCAAAATTTAATGGAAATGAATAAAAAATTTATTACCCTAATTATGAATAGTTTTAATCCACAACAGCAACAACAAAACTCTGCAAATAATCCACATCAAACCAAACAACTCTTCAAGGCAGAAGATATACAAGCAGAGAGACTAAACGCATTTGAAAGAGGGTTGGCTGATAAGAAAAATGATTTTATGAGCGCAATGTCTGTCCCAGTTCCAGAAACGCCACGGTTTAGTGACAACACAACAGACGAGCCAATTGGTGGGGCCATGGGAGAATTAATAGCCAGAACATTAGCTCAAAGAAATTTTGACGTAGAATCAATTCACAAGGCAACAAACAAAGAAGATGTTGAAAAATGGTTAAAACCTGCAGAAACATCTGTAAAAATGGAAAAAGTTCAACAGAATCAACAAAGTGCAACACAGTTAGAGGAAAAACAAAAACAATATCAGTATAATCAACCTGCACCAAAGTTTATTCAAATTGGCGAAGAATTACCAGTTTTACCAGTTGTAAAAAAACAAATATCATGGGGAGAGAATCAAGAATATGACACATTTGCTAACACTTCAGAAATACAATTAGAAATAACAGAAATTCCATCTACAAATTCAGAAGAACCACAAAATAGTAGTCCAAATATTTTCTCTCGCTTAAAACAAGTAAAGGAAGTGTCAAGTTTAAAGGAAGAGGAAACTGACGAGATTAAAAATGAAATAAAAGTAATGGGAAATAAAATTAATAGCTTGGAAAATAAAATGAATCAAATTTTAGAGCTTTTGAAAAATAAAATTGAATTAAATTCCAACAATAATGTAGATAATACATATAAAGAACAATGACACTAATAAAAGTTCTCAGAATTATCGCATTTATAATTCCTGTGGCGGCATTCTTGCAGGGTTCAAGACCAAAGTTATCAAAAACTATACTTTATTTAGATGATGACACGTGGAGTTGTGGAGAAGTAAGTTGGGAAACTATTCCGTTCACACAATATAATGCATACACTCCAGTTGTGTTTGTAGAACGTCTGCCAGCAAATGTGTTACCATCCAAAGAATATACCACAAAAACAATAGTAACCCCTCTGTATAAAAAAATGCAGGATGACCAAACTCAACTGGCATCTGTCTCTGCTGTAACAAAAATGTCTTACAAAGAATTCTTTAACATAGACTTATTTATTTCCGAGCTTAACTGCAATATACACACACATAGTTTATTTACCCCATCAGAAATGTTCTTATTAACTGCATTGTCTGGTCTTGCGTTTATTTATAATAAAACCAAGGAGACTGAAATTAGCAGACTTCAGAAACTCTACAAGTTTTCATCTCGGTCAGAGTATTTTGAGAAATACAAAGAAATTAGAAAAGTTGCTATGATGATATTTATTGTTTTGACTTGTTTGTTGACGCGAAATGTTCGTAGTGCCACATAAGTTTATATTGTATATAATACAAAATAAACATGGTGTAAATATAATTCTAAACCATCTTTATCCTAACCCCCCTTGGCGTTTGTTCTGCATCTGCTATTAAAACGGGGTCTATTTGAGGATTTTCAAGAGCTCTATAATAACTGTCAAAGTCATACAACTTACCGTTACTAGAATCAATCTTGCGATAAATATATTTTTTTCCGCGGAATTCATATGGCTTTCCCCGCCATTCAATAGTTTTTTTATTAATTTTTGTTGTAGAATCTGGTTCTTGTTTCTTATAATTTGGAATATATGAAAACACGGTTGACGATGGTTCACCGAATTGCAAGCAGTTTAATTGTTCTTTTGACCCTCTCTTTGTATAAACTGCGCAATCAATTGATGCCTCTTTTATAGCAGTGATTAACTTAAAACTTACTTCGTCTTTAATCGTTGAAATTTCAAATAAAGCTTCATCACTAGTCAACGGAATATTGTCTTCTTTCCAATCTTTTTCTTCTTTTCCTTCAACTGGGATTTTATACTTTCTTTTACTTTTGTCCTTTCTTTTCAACTCAATTGCACTATCATTCTTGGGGTCCAACTGTTCTTTGGAAAAAGTCATTAAATATAAATATACTTCAACCGTTTGAAGTGCTTCTGGCAATTCCTTGTGACTGCAAATTCTTCGCGCTCTTCCTACAACTTGTTCAATACGAGCAGGATTCCAATAAGGTTCCATAATATGAACATATCTTGTGCTTCGCAAGTTAATACCCTCCGAACCAGATGCTGTAATCATTAGTACCTTGATAATTTCACCCATGTGGTTGTTATGCGCAATCTCTCTTAGTTTGGCAGTTATCGGTGATTTAACATCCCAGTTGCTATTATAAATATTTCGGATTAGTTCCTTTTCTTCAGCAGATTCCGTTCCTGTATATAATGCAAATGTTGGTTTACCCATGTTTTCTTCGCTAATATCCAAGTCCCAAACTCCACTTGAATCTTTTTTAACTTTGAATTGAGTGAAACCATTGGCCTCTAACACCATTTTAAAAATTCCAATACCTTCCAAAGTTCTAAATTGACTATAAACTAAATGCAAACCAATGTGTTGAGAGTCTTGAATATTCTCCAATATATTGAGGTATTTTGGACTGTATTCTTCTAATCCTTTGGGACTCAAAACGGTAGTTTCATTTGCTTTTAAAAATTCAATAGCTCGTTGGATTCTTTTTTCGTATGTCGCGTCGGCCAATTTTTCAATAACCTCGTCTCCTTCAAGCTCACCATCCCAAGCTTCACCGTTCAAATCATTTTCTCCTTTTTTAGAAGATTCTTTCAAAGCTTCTTTATATGCGTCTTCTAGCTGAGTTTCCTCTTCTCTCTCTTCCTTCGGCAAAGGTCTGCCAGGTGGTTTAGGCATAACAAAATTGCAATATAACCGAGAGAAAATACGATAGGTTGATGATGGGTCTTTATAAATTCCATTTTCATCAATAACACCTTTTTTCTGTTTTGTGCTAGTTTCTTGTTTTCTCTCTTGAGCGCGAGCTGCCTCATAAACAGTGAACTGATATGCACTCATTGGAATTTTTATCACATGAAAATCTACTAGCTTTTCATAACGTGGCATGAGGGACTCTTGTGCACTTCTGAAATAAGAGGCTAATCCAATAATACGGCGTTTAAATAAATCCATATTTTTTGTGTTTCCATTTTCTGTATTTAAAAATAACTCGGCAAAATCGTCAAACTTATCGGGAAGTGCTTTATTTAACTTTATTTGTATTCCTGACGTATTTACACCTATTTTATTACTTTCCAAAATACTTATTATTCTTTTCTCAAAGTCCATGTCACTAATGGTGCCTCTCTCTTGTAATCGTGGTTTATCTCCTTGTTCCTTAAAAGTTATTGGTTTGTTTGTTACCCCGTGATATCCACTTTCTTCCTTGTATTTATTCTCAAAACCAAATGGGTTTCTTGTAATAGTAATAACTTTATCTTTAGAATAATCAATATAATCTAATACTTTTTCTCTCGTGAATATTTCTTGGAGCTTCTCTTTAGTAACAGATTGTCCTGAACGGATATCTAAAGGCATCTCCCAAGTCTTGATGTAACCACGTAAAATATTGAAAAGTATTCCAATTTCGTTGGGGTAATTAATAATTGGCGTTCCAGTTAGCAAAACAACTCGTGCATTCTTAGCACTCAACAAAAGTTCGTATAAAATAAGAGCCAAGGAAAAAGGAACCCGCTCTTTCTTTCCATACTTGTCGGCAGGAACTTCCTTTTCTTTGGCAATTTTGTTAACAATTCTACTAATAAAATTGTGAGCCTCGTCAATAACAACGACAGCATCATCAAAAATATTTGTTTCAAAATTATTTGTCATATCCTTTAATTTATCTCTACGCAATCCATTATAATTAATAAACTTGTATTTATATTGAATCATTTCGTCTATTTGGTCATCTAAACTTTTAATCTCTTGAGACTCCAAAGTATCATAGTTGCTAGGTTTTGTTGTGTTTACAAGCCACGCACCCTTCTTTTTATTAATGTATTCAACGGACAAATTCAAAACACTTGAAAGAGTTTCAACGGCTTCGGGATGGTCCCTTGTTGAAATCCACTGCCAAAATTGATTTTTTTTATAAATAGGTTCACCATATTTTTTTAATTCTTCAATATAGTTTCTTCGCAATGATGCAGGGGTCATAACAATAATTTTCTTTTTGCTCTTAAAACCTTCAGCAATAGCAATAGATGAGAGAGTTTTTCCAGCACCCAATCCATGGAATAGCAAAAGCCCACGATAAGGCGTATATAAATTCAAATAATCACGCACTAATTTTTGATGGGTCAATAAAGAAAATTCACCAGTGCTATCTTGACCAATGCTATCGCATGAAATTTGCTTACTATCATCCATTACAGTGTCACGGTAAGTTCCAAACAAGGAATTTATAAAATTAACAAACTTCTCTCTATTATTCATAAAATAACTAGAAACCTTGATATTTACATGTGGTTTCTTTGGAGGAAGTCTAGAAATAGTCTCTATTTTATCAATGTCAACCCATTCTTCTGGTGGAATTAGAGAAACACCTTTTGTTGGTCTCCGAGTTCTTCGTTTTTTGGGTTCTTCTACAACTGGAGCGAGTGGTTCCTCCTCTCCAAATTTTTCTTCTTCTCGTCTTTCCTCTTGTTGTTCTTCCTCGCCATCTTCTTCCAATTTAAATAATATTTTTTTGGGTAATTTTTTAACTTTCTTCTTTTCCAAAACAGGTCCCGATACTTCAGGAGCAAGAGTTTCTTTGACATTTGGTTTTACTAAAACAGCCGTCATTTTATTCTCTTTCATTCTTTCTAATAATTCCCTTCTGCTAAAACCAGTGTCTTTTCCTCTTTCATCCACCAAAGTAATTTTACTTATTTCAACCTTTTCTGGGGCATTTGCTATGGGAATGGCAAGAGACACCACTTGTTTCTCTTCTACAATTGGTTTAACTCTTAATTTATCTTTTAATAACTCTAAAGGATTCATGGAGCTTATATACTAAATATATATTAATTATATAAAAGTTTAAGCAGAATAACTGGTAATTTTCTGCAAAGCTTCATCGCAGGCTATTTGTTCGGCTTTTCGTTTAATTTTATGTTGCCCTTCTCCAAGAAAAATCAATACCTTTCCATATTTAACAATCATCTCTTGAATTTCCTTGAATGTCTTTGCATAGTCAATATGCGTTGCGTTGTGTATACTTACTGCATGAATGGGTTGTCCAATACAAAGATAAACACCCATTCTATAACCATTTTCTAAATCGTGTTCAATCTCCAAATAGTGAGGCGTAACTTTAAACTCCTTTTGAATCTTTACTTGCAAAATATTCTTGTAATTGTCGTCATTTTGAATGAGTGCAATCCAATCTATGTGTTTTTCAAAAATATTTTCAACAAACTTTTGCGCTATTTGAAACCCAGGACCAGTAACAAATACATTTTGAAACCACCCCTCTTCATCCTTTACGCTAATTTTATTAAAATCTAAAAACAATGCTCCTAAAAAGGACTCAAACAAGCATCCAAGTTTCTTCAAGTTTGTTCTAATTTTCTTTTCCTCTGCATGTTTGGACAGAATTAACCATTTATTAAGATGCATTTCCATAGCAATTTTTCCAATTGCTTCATTTTTAACTATAGCAATTTTCTTTTCTGTCATAAATCCCTCATTTTCTTTAGGAAATCTGCGATACAAATAGTATTTAGTTATTAATTCAAGAATTCCATCCCCTAAAAACTCCAACCGTTCGTTAGATTTAGTTTTTAGCGGCATGCAATCTGTCGGGCGTTCAACAATAGTAATATTTTGCAATGCATTTTCCAATTGCGGTCTTTTAGTATAAGACCTATGAACAAAAGCTCTCTTGTACAATTCAACATTTTTCACAATTCCTGGAACGCCGTATTTAGTGAGAATAGATTGAACTTCATTCAATGTAATCTCCACATTTAGGGGGTTGTATGGATTAAAAATTAACCCATCCTCCCCCTTGACAATATCATCGTCGTGTAATATATTTTTTTCTGTCGTCTTATCGTCCATTTATATAAAATGTCGGAATGTGTTTAAATCCTTTGACTATAAATATTATCACGCCTTTGTAAAAATTATTTTGTTTAGGGAATATATAAATGGTAGGAATGCAAACACAGTTTGGCCGAGGCCGTTATGTTGATGCCATCGCTAACAGAGGAATTCAAAGTGGTGGTTCAATTGGTGGTAATAAAAAGGCTGGTATGTGGACCGGCCAGCCCTTCATGAAGGTTGTCAATATTGGTAACCACTGGACTTATAGAATTCCACAAAGACAACCAACTTTTGCGTTTGCGTTGCTAAACACAAACAGACGCCCTGTGCAACGGAACAGAAACGGTTATTCCATTACCCACTCTGGAATGCTTGGTTAAACATAACCTTAAACCTAAAGGTTCCAAGTCACTTAATATTATCATTAAATGTTATAATATTAACTATTTGAAAAATAACCAACATGATATAAAACCTAAAAAAATAATATAACTAAAAAATAATTTAATAACTATTTACTATGTAAGTTATTAAATGAAGATAAGGGTGGACAATCGTGAACAAGAACTAATAAGGTTATGTAAACATTTTATTGAAACTGGTCCCATGTACAACGGGTTGGAGATTCTTGTTGAAGCTTTACCAATCGGAGATATTATATTGAGTGAAAATGGTCTTGATAAAGTGATCATAGAGAGAAAAAGTTTAGGAGATTTGGCTTCAAGTATTAAAGATGGACGATATGAGGAACAGTCTTATAGATTAAACGGTTTACCACACCATAATCACAATATAATGTATTTAATTGAAGGCGACATGAATAAACTAAACTCATTAAATACTTTCAAAGAACGCACAGATAAGACTAGCTTATACTCGGCAATGTTGTCTCTCAACTATTAAAAAGGATTTTCTGTTTTGCGAAGCATGAATATTGAAGAATCTGCATTAATGGTATGCAACATGGCTTATAAATTAAATAAATCCCCTGAAAAGAAGGCATTTTATTCAAATATTCCCACACATGTTCAAGATTTAACTGGAGAAGAGGTGTGTGAACAACAACAAACTGCAAGCGACTATTGTGGAGTTGTTAAAAAGGTTAAGAAGGAAAATATTACACCAGAAAATATTGGAGAAATAATGTTGTGCCAAATTCCAGGAATCAGTTCAACGAGTGCAGTTGCTGTTATGAAGGAATTTAAAACAATTAAAAATTTGCTAGAAAAAGTAAATGAAAATGAATCGTGTTTAAAGGATATTAGTTATGTAAATGCAAAAGGACAAACTCGCAAAATTAACAAGACTGTTATTGCCAACATTATTAAATATGTAAAACAATAATGTTGAAATTCTCTGTATTGTTTTCTAGAGGTATAATATACAAATGAAAGAGGATTTCATAAAAATTGTTGGTATTGTTTTTATTATTGGATTTTTAATATTTTTAGCAACAAAGTCATTAAATTTGCATATGAATGTCATGGAGGGTTTAACAAACCCTACTGATTCTTCTGCTAAAAATGGTGTGGGTGCTTCCGCAAATGGTTATGCTAGTTCATTAAAAAATAAAGTCACTCAGATGCAAAATGACGTGTTATTACTAAGTAATAAGGAATATAAGAAAGACTATGAGAATATTGTCTTGTACATGGATGATTATGTTAATGCATTAATGTTAAAAACCACTCTATCTATTAATGTAAATGCTGATAATGCAAGTGATAATATGGAAGCCATTAAAACATTAAATGAACTAAACGCAGCAAAAGCGTCTCTCAACAATGTTATGAAATTCGTTGACTCCAACTAAGATAAGACTTTTACTAAAAATAATATTTGTATTTGATTGTTCAAATATTATTAAACTCTTATGCTAACTTCACTTCCAGCATAGTAACCAGAATCAACTAGTTTCTCTGTGTATGCGGCTCCTCCCCAATTTGGGTCCATTGGGTCTGGACTATACAACATATTCTCTTGTTCTTGATTCATCTCATCAAGTGGAGTGGTGCTGCCCTGGTAAAAATCCGTTTGGTCAAATGCAGGAACAGAATTTGTATTATATGGTTGGTCGTTTCTAGTGGCATCTATAAGCAATGTTGGATTTGGTCCAGTCATATTCTTAATAATAACATTAGAATCCATGTTTCTTGGAGGAGCCATGGGTTTATTTGCTAGAGCTGGAGGCAAACCGCCCTGCAAATCGGTTGGACTTGGCCTAACCTTGTAAACAGAATTTCCTTGAGCATCATATGTGGTTTGTAAATATAATACAGGACATCTTATGCCTTGACTTCGCTGCCAATCCATGAATTCTACATAATCTTCTAAATTATCAAATTCTACTGGGTTAACACCAGGAACCTTGGCTACCTTTGAATTGTATAAAAAGTATTTTTTGTCCTTTTGAATAAGAATGTCGGGACATCTAGGATTGGCCATATTTGTTAAACCTTCTTCTATTAATAATTTAGAAGGGGTCATCTTTGCGCAATAATACATTCCTGCTAAAAAAGTCACAATTAATAATATTAATAACATTGAGTTCATATATAATAGAATGCGATAAAATTAATTTCTGCGTTTATTTATATGTCAAGAAAAGCAACAGTAATTGAAATTGACCCTCTAATGAGCGAGTATCAAAATGAAATTAAAAACTTTAATAATGATGTTGGTTCAGGAAAACACATTTTTTTATTTTTGTTTATGGATGGATGTGGACCATGCAATGAAACAAAACCCAAGTGGAAAAAAATACAAAAGATGATAAAAAACTCTAACGGAAATAGAGAAGATGTTGTTGTTGCGGCAATAAATCAAAAATTATTTGAAAATTTAGAAAG